CCGTAATCAAGAAGTAGTTGCCCCCGGTACTCCTCTTAAGGCAAATAAGAATGCTACGGTTGGTGGATTCTCTCTTACCCCTTCGACTAAGAAGACAACTACTCCTGCTGGTTCAGGTATTGATGCCCCCGCTCCTGATACAGGGTGGAGACCGTCTGGTGTAAATACTGCTGGTGGTCTTATGTCAGCAGAGATGGGCGTTCCTCTCCAAGAAACTGTTGGTGTCTCGAAGAGGAAACGCTAACTTCGATTAGAACTCGTACATCTTCTTAAGAAGTCTATCTTTAGCTAGATCAAGCTGGAGGTAGACTTCCTCTGGAGTGATGTCAGTTGACCAGCTTACCTTAAAACTATCATCCTTCCATCCGATAAGGATAAGGCTATCATAGTTTCCAGTTGCTTCTTTTAAAAGATCATCAGGATGAACCTCCAGAGTTTCCTCTGGGGGTTTTTCTTTTGTTGTGACAAGCTTGATGACATTCTTATTGATATCTTTTTCCATTAGGTAATGTCCACAATTTCACAGACACCAGCAGTACAGGCAAGAGATTGACTAGCCTTAGTCGTGTCTTCCTTCTCGTAGTCTGATAGCTTAGACCAGTCAATAGTGTCTGGCATCTGCTTCAGGAGGTTATGATACTCTTCCTCAGTGCAGTCTTCATACGGTGCTTGCTTATAGATGTGGTCCGAATGAGGCAGGAAGGAAAGACCAGAGGCAATATTGAAGTTTTCGTACAGCCAAGAGCCAACAGTAATCCATTCGTCAGGCTTAACCGAGACAGTAATGGAAGGCTTATGCTCACACCAGAACTGTGCATAGATCTTCCAGAGATGGAGGTGAACGGTAGCTGAGATATCATGGCGTGTAACAGCACTATCAGGGGCTTTTATAGGAAAGCTGAACACCGTAGTATTATCAGGCTTCATGATGTCAGGCTCATGGGGAATATTATTATCCTTCATGAACTGGGTAATAGGATCTTTATTGTCTCCACGAACACGACGAATATAATAAGGGTTGTGCCGGGGATGGATACCAGAGGCAGAGTCAACAAGCTGAGAGACAGTACCAGAAGGCTTGACACAGGTAATAGCAGTAGAGACTGGGATACCCAGCTTATCAGCCCAGATCTTATTCGTCTCGATAGCAGCTTGCTTAAGTGCAGTCAGTGCAGCGGGGAGATTACCAAGAGGGTTGATACCATTCAAGATATCATGGTCCATGATACCAGTAAGTGAGACACCAAGGAGTCGCTCTTCCTCTGTGTTCTTAGCCCAGATCTTCCTGAGGTAGGGGAAGTGAGTATAGGTAGCTTGGACAGTACCAAGGATAGTAGCAAGCTTAACCTTACGCTCAAGCTCAACGAGGCTATCATCTGCACGGACTACAACCTCAGTCAGGTTACAGAACTGATAGGGACGGAGGATAATCTCTGAGCAAGGGTTAGTACCAAACTCATGATTGTGATCACGCCTACCATTCTTCTCAGTGTGGTTCTGTGCTGCGATACGGGAGAACATACCACGCTCACCAGTACCAGAGTCTACGAGGGAAGCCCACTCATGCAGGAAGGTACTCGCATCAGGCTTCTCAGTATAGGCTACAGAGTTGTTAGCAAGGCTACGCTGGGGATTAGTCTCCCAGAACTGACCTGTCTTAGCGTTACGCATACGGTCATCAGAGAGGTTAGACAGAGAGATCATAGCAGAGCGACGAACACCACCGACTACGACAACCTCACCGATCTTGCACATGATATCATGGCACTCAAGGGAGTTCAGCTTACGACCAGAAGCATTCTTAAAGATAGAGGTAACGAACCGGAAGAGCTGATCAAGAGGCTCAGGACCAGAGGCACGACCACCAAAGACCTTAAGCCGGGAACCAGCAGGGCGGATCTTACTCATGTCCCACTTAGGGATCTCACCAGAATACAGGAGAGAGATAAGCTGACGGAGAGCCTTAGCCCAACCTTCCTTACTGTCTGAGACAGCGATGATAGTCTGAGAGTCAAACATCTTCTCAGGTACTTCAGGGAGCTTACTAACATACTGGCGCTCGACGCTGAACCCAACACCAGTACCACACATCAGGATAAACATAGCCTCATCGAACGACTTCATGTCATCGACAGGGAGATAGGAACAGTTGTAAGCACAGGTATTGTCACGCTCAAGAGCCTTGCCAGCAGTCATCATAGCCCGCATACTGGGCATGATCTCAAGGTTCAGGATAGATTTCTTAAGAGCAATGTTAATATCGACAGCCTCTTCAGTCTCAGGCATCTTGGGATAAACAACATTCTCCATGAACCGATCAACAGTCTCCTCCCAAGACTCACGACGATTCTCACTGTCAATCCAACGGGCATACCGAGAGGTAGCAATAAAGGTCTGGTAATCAGTTGGAAGATTCTTCATTGGCGTAGTCATCTATGTTCCTTACATTCAGCTTTTGACGTTTATAATCTTTATCAGATTCTTTTATTCGTTGTCTGTACTGTCCTTCTTCTAGTTCCCTAGCAAAAGGATTACTCTTAACTATTCTCTTCTGAAAACTTTTCTTTCTCCAACCCATTGTCTATCTCTTTTAACTTGTCTAAGCGTTCTAGAATGATATCCTCAAACCTATCATAGAACTCTTCTGGGTCTAGGTCAAGGATTTCTACAAGTTCAAGAAGAGAGAACCTATCTAGAATAAGTTGTTTAAGTTCGAAACTCATTCTTGATTCTTTCCATAGAGATAAACTCAAAGTCGTACTGCCCTGCATGGACATCACGCTTAATGATAACTCCCGGCCACCACATCTTGTTAGCCTCTCCTGCATAGTCATGCTTCCTGTCTATGTAACAACCTACGACAAGTCCCATAAGTCTTCGTCCATCAGGTCCAGTCCTCTCTGCGAAATCTCTAGTGTGAGTGTGGCCCTGCGTGCAGGATACGAACTGTTTGGTGAGTAGAGTGTATGCTTGATGTTCACCGCTTGTAGCTCTACCCATGACCCCCGTTGGGAAATAGTGAGAGTAATAAACACCATCGACTTCAACAGGTTCCAGAAAAGGATAAGCTTCCCAACCAAAGTCCGTGTATTGTAGATCCTCAACGGAGATGGTTCCATCCAAGACAGCATCTTTTTGGATAGCCTTGTCAATCCTAGCATAGTCATGGTTCCCTGTTGTCATGATGAAGCGGGGCATCTTCTTCTTAGCTTCTTTAATAGGCTTGAACATAAGCTCCTGTGCGATACAAGAAGACTCGATGTCCTTCTTATACCTTCGTCCTTCGAAGCCCTTCGTACCCCTATCGTAGGAGCAGAGCGAAGGCATGTCAGCCCAGTCACCGATACAGATAACGGTATCAGGCTTGACACTAGCGATTAGCTTGCCAAGGTAACTGAACCTAGACAAGTCCTCATCCGGTGCAGCATGAGGGTCAGGAATAATCAGGTGAGTCTTACTCACTATCTAGATCCTCTTCATCAATAAGACCAACTGCAATACACATATCAACTTCCATCTCCTCTAGGGCTTCAGACCATTCGGTATCGTCTTTGTACATCTCACCGTCATCATACTTTGTTTCGAGGTACACCTTAACGAGGGCCTTAAGTTCTTCGTACTCTTCTCTGATTGTCATGATATTCTCCTGTTAGAATGAATGGTGCTGGCGGAAGGAATCGAACCCCCGGCATCGACATTACAAAGGTCGCGTTCTGCCACTGAACTACGCCAGCTTGGCCTACCCTGCTGGACTCGAACCAGCGACTTACAGTTTAGAAAACTGTTGCTCTGTCCAACTGAGCTAAGGGTAGTTATTTCTTTTTACGCTTACGTGGTTTTTGTTTTGGAGCTATCCAACCAGTAAACGGCCCAAGTAAATACTTGTAGGCATTCATAAAGATTTCTGCATCCCTGTTTCTACCAATGATAGTCCTGTTACAGTGTGTACACAGCGCCCCTCTAATCTCACCTGTCTTATGGTCATGGTCTACCGCAAGGTTCTTAGTAAACTCATCTTTATGTCTTTTACAAACGGCGCACTTATAGTCTTGCTTTTGTAGAATTTCTTCGTACTGTTCTAGAGTAATACCATAGGATCTTTTTAGCAAAGTTTTTCTAGCAATTAACTTAGAAGCTTCTGGATTCTTTTTCTTCCAATTGTAATTCAATTCTAGAAGTCTTTCTTTGTTTTTTGCATTGTATTCTTTAACGTACTGTGCACCATTTCTTTTTAACCATCTATCTCTTTTAGCTCTTTTTCTTTCTGGTGAAAGACTTAACCATTTACATTTATCAGAACAAAACTTTCTGTTACTGTGTGTTCCAGTAATATCTTTAGAACAACGCTTACAATTCTTCATAAACTTTAGGCTCTTCGGCTACGTGTGTCAGCCATACTGGGCCAGTACTATAGATAAACTTTCTGAGTGGTACATCTGAATAACATTCTTTCTTAAAGGAACAATAGGAACAACCAGTAGGCAGTTTCATATTACCAGACTTACCCATTGGTTCAGGCTGGAAGCAGCGGGTAGGTGGTGTATCCTGACTAATGACTTCCTTTACGTGAGCAATCCTAGCGTTGATGTCTACCCTATCGGTATCCTGAAGAGTCATAACAGCGATGTTACCATTCTGTTTATCGACAGCAACGTAGGCACCATCGTTAATCCCTGTACCCTGAAGGTAGCCAGACAACTGAGGTATGTACGCAAAGGGATCATCATTGCGAAGGCTACCATCCTTAAACTTCTTAAAGGAATAAGGAGAGGTACTCTTCACATCGATTAGAACACCATCGAGTACAGCATCAATGTGACCAACAATACCATCAACAGTAACTTGTCGCTGCCTATCTGACACAGCATGACCCGCAGCCTCAGAAAGGAATAGGACAACCTCTTCGATAAGATCACCGTATAGGAACTTAAGGTATGTCGGTCCATTGAACTCTTCCTTTGGAATAGTACGATTGATTTCATACCAGAGCATACGATCAGGCTTGCCAATGTTAGACATCCTAAGGGTACGCTTCTCTTCTTTAGGCTTGAGTCTGTCTACGATAAGGGAAGCAAGCCTGTTACCAAACTCGTTAGCCTTCTCTGTAAGATCTTCTGTAGTACCCTCTTCTAGTAGACGGTATACATCTTCAACGAGAGTGTTAATAGAAGCCATGCTTACCGATTATCTCCATTGCCTTGGATCTTACCCTCTGCTTTCCTCTTGCCCAACTTCTCTAGGTTATGTCGGGCAATAGTATTCATAGGGAAGCCATGATGACTAGCAAGACAACAAAGATACCAGAGTACATCACCCAGTTCAGCAAAGAGCTTCTCCTTGAAGAGAGGGGTATAGTCTCCAAAGAAATGATCAGACTCAGACCAGTACCGTGGGTCACGCCGTTTTGCCTTCTGCATAAGGGACATGACTTCCCCTACTTCAGCAGCAAGACCATACGTAAGATGGTCCTCAGTATCAATGAGGAGAGTTTCAAGAGCTTTGTTCTGGTACTCATCAAGGTCCATCAGACAACTCCTTAATCAATCGGTTGAGGTACCACTGTGCCTTCTTGAGATCTTCTAGTGGCTTCTTCTTGTACCTCCAGCGATGGAGATACTTC